GGCAGTTCGAATAGTACAATTATGTTTAGTATCAAATTCAATCTTTACTTTAACTTCGTGATATTGAAGGGCAATTAATGGAAGCGCTAAACCTACATTGCGACAGAACCAGAATTCTAAGGGAACATATAAAGTAGTTGAAGCAATAGATGTTTCTGCTGCATTACCCCCAACCATTTTATCATAAGCGTGACGTTTTCCAACAGGTAAAGATAATTCGTTCCAAATATACATCCAATCCGAATAGTGTTTATCTATTTGTTGACCGCCAATTTCAATAACAACAGATTTTAATAAGCGAAGACCTAAATAGTTAACATAACTTTCGGCAGTACCAGTTATCGCCGGAACATCTACTTGGAGATACATGCGGTTGATTAAATCACCGTTACGGGATATTTGACAATTTACAGTGTTCCCGTATCCCGGGTTTCCATTAAAGGTTTGTTGGATAGCTTCAATAGCGAAGTTAGTATGACGACGATATACAACTTTGAAAAAGGTAATTTGAGGATTACCGGTTAAATAAACATCCTGAGCACCATAAGCTACTAGTTGAAGAAGACCACCACCCATTTACGCTATATTCTTTATACTATAAGTGGAGAAAAAAAAAGTTAATATTATACACAAAGTATTATTATAATAATATGAAGAAAAATAATATCGTAATATTTAATTGGAATAAGCAAGGCCACCCATACCAGATAATATACGAAGAACGTTATAGTTGACCGCATATACGTGTAAAGCACTATCGAGACCGTTATTATAACCAGCGTTTAGATTTAGATTTAATACAGCGGTGTCAATGCGGGACATATTTAGTGTGCCACTTGGTTGATGTTCTTCTGGTTTAAGAGCAAATGAATAAACATTGATTCCAGCATTAGTTGGTACATTTTCGTGATGTTGATATGGTTGAATTGTATTGAAATAGGAACCATTGCGCTCAGAGAAACGGTCATTACCATTTAATACTAATTTAGCAGAAGCAATTGGATTTACAGATGTAGTAGCGCTTCTCGCTTCAACCTTAGCATTTACAGTAGCGACGGTAGTTCCAGTTTGGTCATTGGTGAAATTATACCAGTTAACATTATCAACTGCCGGGGTAGGGTTACCAGTAGCTGTAACAAACCAGAATAATTCTTTGCAAGGATGATTGAAGGATAATTTAGGTTTGGCTTGGGCACCGGATAGGGATTCGGTGCCGGTGAATTGTAATTGTTCAATTAAATATTCATGCGATAATTGAGCAAAACGTCTACGTTCATCCGTGTCAAGGAAGATATAATCAACCCATAGAGATGACGCTCCTAATGGTTTCCCGAGAGCAGTGGTAGAACCTTGGCATTTATCAGAGGTTTGGAATAAGATGTTTACTTTGACTTCGTGATATTGAAGAGCAATTAATGGAAGCGCTAAACCTACATTGCGGCAGAACCAGAATTCAAGAGGTATATATAATTGATCATTGGAAGTAGCACTTAATACGTTTCCCTCGCCGCCAACCATTTTTTTGTAACCTTCGCGTTTCGAATAAGGTAAAGATAATTCATTCCATATGTACATCCAGTGAGAGTATTGTTTGTCAATCTTTTGGCCACCGATTTCAAGCTCCACGTAATCAATGAGACGTAAGCCAAAATAAGGACATACCTCAGAGGTTTCTTCCGACATATCAACTGTTAAATACATGCGATGTATTAAATCACCATTACGGGAGATTTGGCATGTAACGCGATTTCCGTAACCAGGATTTCCATTAAAGGTTTGTTGGATAGCTTCAATAGCGAAGTTAGTATGACGACGATATACAACTTTGAAAAAGGTAATTTGAGGATTACCAGTTAAATAAACATCCTGAGCACCATAAGCTACTAGTTGAAGAAGACCACCACCCATTTACGCTATATTCTTTATACTATTAGAGGAGAAAAAAAAAAGTGTAATATTACACAAAAAGACATTACATTATTATTGTTATAATATATTGAAAAATAATACACATATTTTAATAATTTAGTTGGAATAAGCAAGACCACCCATACCAGATAATATGCGGAGAACGTTATAGTTTACAGCATATATATTGATACCACTGTAATCAGCAGCACCAGGTGTACCGGTTCTGGCTGTGTGCACTTGTGTTGTAGAAACGGTATTAACCATGAGGGTTGCGGTATCAATACGAGACATATTGAGGGTGCCACTTGGTTGATGATCTTCGGGTTTAAGAGCAAATGAATAAACATTGATACCTGGATTGGCAGATACATTGGTATGATGTTGATAAGGTTGTACTAAATTGAAATAAGAACCTTTGCGGACTGCGAAACGGTCATTGCCATTTAACTGTAAAATCGCATCTTCGAATGGATTTTTAGCAAGAGCGGGTGTTCCAACACCGGCAAGATCATTGGTTGGGTCCATGTCAGTATAATCATACCATCTTGCATTACGAGAAGTAGGGTTTCTTAATTTAGCAACCCATACTAATTCTTTACATGGGTGATTAAAGTTGAGTTTGACACGGGTGCTTCCAGTTCCTAGTGTTTCAGTGCCGGTGAATTGTAATTGTTCAATTAAATATTCGTGAGATAATTGAGCAAAACGTCTGCGCTCATCGGTATCAAGGAAGATGTAATCAACCCATAATGATATATCTTTAAGATCGAGAACATTTGCCGAGTTCGCTGGTCCTTGTGTGCCCGCGGCAGTTCGAATAGTACAATTATGTTTAGTATCAAATTCAATCTTTACTTTAACTTCGTGATATTGA